GAGGGGTTGATCCCAGCCTGCTTGGCCTCACGGATCATGTACTGGGCCTGCCGGCGGGGCAGGGAGTCGAACTGCTCGTTGTTCTGACGGCCCTCCAGGAACGCTCGCTCGGTCCCCTTGGTTCCCGGAGGACACTGGAGCGCGCACATTTCAGCCCACCGCTCGCCGTAGGGCAGGGCACGCTCATAGGTTTCGATGGCCTCTCGGCCCAAGGCCAAGACCGACTCGGGAATGCTCATATATGACTATTGGGCGGGAGGAGGCCCTGGAGGTGCCGCCTCTTGGGGCGGGCCCGGGGGCGGCGGAGGGGGTGGAGGAGGAGGCGGAACCATGAACTCCGACACGTCCATCTGGTTGACCTTGCCCCAGGTGGACAGCATGGCGTTGAAGATTTCCGGCTGACCGGCCTGCATCATGCCCTGCGACACCGGGGCGATGATCTGCATGAAGTTGTTCAGGTTCTCAACCTTGGTGGCGATGTTGGGCTTCCTGGCAGACCCGGCCTCCACGCGGTACGAATACTCCCGAACGATGTTCTCCGGGTTCTCGCCCTGGACGTGCATGCCCCATGCCTGGGCCGCCAAGTCTCCGAGCAGCGGAGCAACGTCCTGGGGATAGATCAGCCACCGCGCCATGAGGGCTTCCTTCCGAGCAACCTCGGACAGACAGTCCTCCAGAGAATTTGCGTAATCGTCGGGCCTGACCGAAATTTGCTCGCTCTTCACGGCGGCTTCTGCCGCACTTCTGAAGGCTGACCTCGTCATACCGTAAATGAGTTCGGTCAGACCGACGCGCCGGTCGAAGAGTTCCGTGACCGCCTGGATGATGTTGTACATGTCCTGGGTGACCCCAGGCATCTGGAAGACCGAGATCACGTCGTTCACCGAGCGACCAACGGCCTCGGAGATTTCGACAATGTTGAACCCGCCTTCGCTCTTCTCCAGGATCTTCGATTTGATGTCTGGGTCCGCTGCCTTCGCTACGCCGATGAGCGTCTGCGAGGACGTGGCAATGCGCGTGGCCAGGAACGACATCGCCCAGTTGATAAAGCGAAGCTCTCCGATGCCGGGCTTGATCAGACTGATCGGCCAGGAGTAGCCGGGCTGACGATGCCAGGACAGTAGCGTGAACGGCCAGCCGTTGGGCTCGGCCCAGAAGGGGATCGGCCACTGGCAGGACATGAACAACGCCTGCGGGATGCCCGTCTCGTCCACCTCTTCCTGGAGGATGGCCGGTGGAGCATTGAGGGGGAAGTCGATTCCCTCCGCAACGACGATGTAGCAGTTGGGCCCGAGCGCATCGAACTTGCCGCGGAGATCCTTGTCAGCGTCCTTCAGCCGGTCGCCGAAGCCGGTCTTGGAGTAAATCTCCCAGTAGCAGATGAGGTCGTTGGTCTTGCCCGTCCGCTTCTTGTGTTCGTAGCCACGGTCGCCCTGGTCGGCCCGGGAGGAGTAGGACTCAATATGGCCCTTGAGATCCTCCCGAGACAGCCCGAACTTCGCCGCCACTTCGTCAATCGGCTGCACCCGCTTGCGGGCTGCCCAGCGGATGTCCTCAAACTCGTCCGCGTCGGGATCCCACACAAGGTTGTCGATGGAATCAAAGAACGAACCGGCAAACTTCACCGTGGCCCCGAGCGGCTGGTACAGCTCATGCCACCACACACCCGCGCCTTTGATGAACGCCTCGTCTACCACCTTGCGGGTGTGTCGCTTCAGGTCCAACTCATTGGGCGTGTAGTTCAGGTAGTCCTGGAGCAACTGAGCGATGAGCTTGCGGCGCTCATACATGAAGCCCTGCTGCTGGACGGCCTGCTCATAGGCCATCATCATCGGGTCCGGCATCATCACCGGCTGGCCGTCCGGCCCCATGACAGGTTGCCCATCGGGGCCCATCTGCGGGACCGGGGGCTGCGGCTGTATGCCCAGGAGCGCCGGCCCGATCACAGGATACTCCTTGGGCGTCACCGTCCGCTGCGGGTTGCGGTGGTGGATGACTGACCCAAAGAGCGTTACAGCCTCAAAAACACGGTTCACCACCATGCGAAACGGCGGCGGATCGATGCCCTTGTTGTAGCCACGCTCCCCACGCGCATGCTCGTTGGCCCACATGGCGTTGGGGTCCGACGAGTAGAAGCCCATGGCCTCCTTGGCGTCATCGGAGAAGACCTTCTTGTGCTTCTCGGCTTGCCGGATGCACTCCAGCCAGCGCTTGGCTATGGGGCGCAGAGGGTTTTCTTCGGACATGGCGGCTCCTACTGACTAATGCCCTTATTTGGCCTTCTTGGGCTCCAGGACAGCCAGCTTCTTTTCCAGGAGCGAAACCCGCTCGGAAAGCAGGGCAATCTTCGGATCCTTGGGCCGGTGGTCCCAGAAGCCGTACCGCTTCCACTCGGGGAACTCTTGGACCCCCTCATCGGTGACGTGGTGGACCGAGGGCTTCACCACCACCCCCAGCTCGCCGGCCATGGCAAACAGGGTCAGCGTGCGGGCCGACGCCTTGCAGACGATGGCCGGGACGGCCGGGGCACCCTCATGTGGCATGAACAAGACAATCTCGCCAACTTCCGCCTTCGGCATCTCATAACTCATCGCTTAATACTCCCATTGGGGGCTAGGAAAATGCACGGGTCTTCGGACTTCCGCTGTCTCTTCAAACGGTCGGCTCGCCACTTCACCCACCACGGCTCGGGGCCGACCTGCGACGGCGGCTTGTGGTAGCGGGGCTCATAGGCGCAGAGGTATTCGGCGGTCTGACAGGCGTGGACCTCGCCGCGTGTCTGCGGCTCGTCGGTCACGTAGACCTGCCCATTGACCGTGGTGGTCTTCTTGCGGTAGCGCTTCAACTCGCGGACGAGGTTTGGGCAGCCGCCCTCCAGTATCCGAAAGCGCGTGGTGCCGTCACCGCGGATGTGCATCATCTGCCGCACCATGGCCGTGCGGGCCGGGATGTCGTCCGACCCAGGCAGGAACTGATGGCCCGTGAGGGCGAAGCGGTAGTTGCGCTTCTTCAGTTCCTCGGAGTACAGCTCATGGGGCAATCGACCCGACCCAAGGTCACGCAGGGCTCCGCCGTGCATGTCCATGATGGCGGCGTAGATGTACTGGTGCTGGGCCTTGGAAAAGAACTGCTCGCCCCAGATGAGTGCGTTGCAGTTGCGGATGTACAGCTCGTCATAGAAGAGAATGAACTTCTCGTCCGGCGGGACCGCGGCAAACAACGTGGCCATCACCGCATGTCCGGGGTCAATCGCCACGTACCGCGTCCACTCAGGCGGGATCTGGCCGTCCGGCAAGTCCGACCTGTTCATCATGTGGACCGACGCATTGAACGTCGGATACATGAGCGTGGAGCCGGTGGTGAACTCTCCCTCGGCCCGCATCTTCAGTTCGTCCTGGCCGAGCGCCGCCCACCGCTCTAGGTTCTTCTTCTTCTCCTCTTGGTCGATGTGGTCGTTGTCCAGGAAGCGGAGAACGAACTTCTTAATGATGGGGGTTTCGACGCCATCTTCTTCAGCCTTGTCGGCCCGCTCGCACAGACCAAGAAGCGCATCATTCTTGGACCACGGCATGGCCGACCAGACAAAGCGCCCCTTGCGATCCGAGAGGCGGGCCTGCATTTCGCCCACCCACCGCTCGTTGTTTATGTCCTCATCGATATGGACAAGGTCAGCCTGGAAGCCCTGCGGAGGCTCGCCCTCAGAGGAGAAGCAGTAGATCGTCCAGCCGTTGGTCAACTCAGCCTTGTTGAGGTAGCCGGCGTTCTTCTGCGTCCACGCCATGTCTTTGATCATCCGAGGAGGGATCAGCGGAGGGGCTGGCTTGGACTCACTCTTGCGGGCCGCGTCCTTGGATGGGTTGAAGGCCCGCCATGCGCCAGTCACCTCATCACGGATGATGCGGAACGCCCCGGCCTTAAACAGCATCGGATACACCACCATCCCGATGTGCTGCCAGTTCTTGCCGATGATTACTAAGTTGCCGTTTTCTCTTGGGTACTTGCCATGAGGATCCTGCCCCGTGGCCGCGCGGGCATCCTCAATGAACGTGCAGGCGCTCTTGCCGCTGCGGTTGCCTCCGATCACCAGCCGCTCACTTGCCATGCACCCGTGGAAATCCTCTTGCTTTGGCATGGGAACCCATAATCGCAGGGCCTCCAGACGGCGCTCTGTGAGCGCGGCCTGGACATCCTTCATCTGCGTCAGGGCGTGCTGCGTCAGCCCGCCTATTGGGCCTTCAGCCTTCGGCGGAGGCGGAATCTTCGGATGCTTTCGCACGCTCGTTCATCTGCTGGATGGTGGGCGAAGACCATTCGCCACAGTGGTCAGTCGGGGACACGGTTGGGAAGTTCACCACCGGGGGCATCCGGTGGCAGCGGAGCCACTCCGGCATCGATGTGGTGATCGACCAACGGCAGGTTCGGCACAGTCTTTCCATCAATCACCTCAACCTTCTGTATGTTCATGGCGGCCTCCAAGACCTGTCGTCTCAGCTCGGCCTCCAGTTCCTCTTCGCTCATCAACTCCAGCGGCTTCTTGGCCCCGCCCATGGCCGTGTTGCCAACCACCAGTCGCATCACGGAGTCCAGCATCTTGGTGCGGAATGCTCCACCGGCAGGTGAGTCGTAAAGTTGCTTCATAAACATATTGGCGTAGCCGCGCACGCCACCGAAGTACTCCATGAGGATCTCAAGGAGTTCGGACGAGTGCGGGATGTTCGCCCCGCCCAGGCGGGAGGCTTTGATGAAGGAGTCGACGGCCGCCTTCTCCATCCGCCCCAGCCGCTTGTCCCGCACCTGCTTGCGCTCGCCCTTGAGCTTCTTGTTGCGGCAGTCCCGGCAACGAGCGTGCAGTCCATCCTTGGACTTGTGGAAATGCTCGGTGGTTGCGGGATACGAATGCCCGCAGTCTACGCACGCCTTATACGTTGACACTCTTCAGCCACTTCGGCTCCGGGATGTCCACTAGGCGCGTGTTGGGATCCACCTTGGCCTCCCACCAGCCCTTGAGTTTCTCGCTGATGCCGGATGCCGAGATGACCTGGGGCTTGCTCACACACTTGGGCTTCCAATGCCCTGCCCAAGCATCCCAGTTGCAGAACACGGGGTTGTATCCCAGCCTTTGCGTTCCGACCAAGGAGAGATCCCGCGTCTGCGTCACGTCCTCGGTGGAGGCTTTGTCGGCGTGATACTTGTCCTTCCACTCATAGTAAAACCACGGCTTGTCGCTCTCGGTCTTGGGCTCTGTGAGGGAGAAGCACCGCATGTCGTACATGATCAGGCCGGTTGGAAGGGCAGCGCACTCTTGGATGCCGGCCAGTTTCACTGCGGTGTGCCGGTCGTACATCTCCAACTGGAAGTCGGGGTTCGGGTTTTCGCTGGCCCAGTTGTTCCAGCGGAAGACATACACGTTCTCCATCGGGGGAGGCCCGCAGTACGGCGCCCCGATGCACACCGGCCCCTTGGCGTAGTGGCTGACAAGAAAGTCAAAGCTGCTCTTAAAGAACGGCTGTGACCCTGGCTGCCCGCCCAGCACGTCGGGCTTCATATCGCTGTCCACCATGACGAGGACATCAACCCCGTAGTCCCGTGCCATGAGGACGGCCCGGTTGCGGGTCATGGTGATCGGGGTATCGGCGAGGTTCCAGATGCGGATGCCGCCGATGCGCTCGTCCTTGTTGGCCTCAAGGACGGTGGGAATCATCCATTCGCGCACGTCAGGGTGTTCGGATGCTATGCCGCCGTTGCCGCCGTAGCTAAACGTACAGATGCCGACGTTAAACCTCTGAATCACAGGGGGCCCTTTCGCTTGGGGGTGTTAGGTCGCTCTTGATCTTCCGAAACTCCATCGCCGCCTCCGCAGACACGCGGCCGCCCTTGCGGATATTTTCAGACTTCCAAACAGGTCGCAGGTTCCTCCAGTTGCAGACAGCGGATGCCTCAAGTGGATCCGCAAGGTTTGCCGCGCATAACGGAAATATGTGGTCCACATGCCACAAGTGCCGATTGCTCCAACACATGCCGTCCACAAACTGAGCAGATATGTGGTCCCTGAGCTGCGATGCCGTGCATCCAAGAAGCCGCAGCGTTGTCGTAGGCTTAACAACGCCGGCCCTCTTAAAGGCATCTCTGGTGCGGCATCGAATCCGCCGCGCCTCCGCGTAGGCCCAGTCGGACTTGTACCTCGCTCGCTCATTGGCGAGAGTTCGCTTCAACACCTTTTCGCGGTTTTTTTGATAATAGTTCTTTGACTGTACGGCGTCGGCCGCTCGCCGTTTTTCTGCGTGTTTTTGACGGCTTCGTTTTGATGCAGCCAAAAATGGCTCTGGATTCTGAGCGTAACGCGCACGTTTTTCCGCGCAGTAACGCTCGCGGTTAGCCGCATAGTCGGCGCGCTTCCATGCCCGACGCTTTTCCGGGTCAACGCACGGCATGGCGTTCGCCGTAAGAGAACGTAACGATGCCGACCTGGAACTTCTGCTGCATATGTCACCTCGGGGGGTAGGTGGACAAGTTTACACTATTACGCGACGGCCCGCAACTAGTACATCTTCTGCATCATGCCGT